GATATACGCGGAGAACAGTGAGTGCATTCGACCAGTGCGCACAGCTGTTTTGTCCATGGCACGCAAGAACGGCAAGACGCAACTTGCCGCAGCATTGGCGTTGTGCCATCTGTGTGGACCAGAACAAGAAGAGCGCGGCGAAGTTTATTCCTGCGCCAACGACCGCTTTCAGGCTGCTAAGATTTATTCGGAAATGTCTGCCATGATCGAGCGTCAGCCGTTGCTGGCTTATCGATTAGTTTGCAATCGCATTCACAAGACCATCGAGGATTTGGAAACGGGCAGCATGTATGTGGCGCTGTCACGCGACGCGCGCACCAAGATGGGACTGAGTCCGAGCTTTGTGGTTTACGACGAGCTCGGACAAACTGGTGACCGCGCACTCTATGATGCCATGGACTCAGCCATGGGCGCGCGCAAGAACCCATTGATGCTGGTGATCTCTACGCAAGCGGCCAATGATTTGGCGCCGATGTCAAGGCTGATTGATTACGGCAAGCGTGTGGCGGCGGGTGATGTGGATGACCCAGCATTTCATTTGACACTTTATTGCGCGCCGGACGACGCGGACCCTTGGTCATTGGAGACCTGGAAGTTGGCCAATCCAGCGCTGGACGATTTCCGCAGCTTGGAAGATGTGGAGCGGCTGGCGGCGCAGGCACAGCGCATGCCCACGCAGGAAAATGCCTTCCGCAATTTGATCTTGAATCAGCGGGTGGCAGCAGAAACAAGATTCATTGAGCGCAGTGAGTGGGCGGCGTGCGCGGAACCACCCAACATTCCGCTTGGTGCCAGTTGCTGGGCGGCATTGGACCTGGGTGCCACGCGCGACTTGTCCGCTTTGGTTTTGATTCATGAAGATAGTGAACGCAAGTTTCATGTGCTGCCGTTCTTCTGGTTGCCGGGTGACGTCCGCGCGCGGGCGCAAGAAGACAAAGTGCCTTACGACGTTTGGGTGCGAGACGAAATGATCATGCCCATTGGCGCCACCAGCGATCCAGCTGTGATCGCCGCCAAGATTCAAGAGCTGACTGGGCGCTACACCATTGAGACATTGGCGTTTGACCGTTGGCGCATCGCTGACCTGCAGCGCGAACTCAACAATGTTGGGTGCACAGTGCCATTGCTGCCGCACGGGCAAGGCTTCAAGGATATGTCGCCAGCAGTGACCATGCTGGAAAGCATGGTGGTGGAGCAGCGCTTGCGGCATGGCGGGCATCCAGTGTTGACCTGGAACGCTTTCAATGCGGTGGTGACGCGCGATCCGGCTGGCAACCGTAAGTTGGACAAGGCCAAGTCCATCGGCCGCATTGACGGCTTGGTGGCTTTGGCCATGGCCTTTTCCTGCATGCGTGGGGAGCAAGCCAAGCCATTTGATGTGATGGCAATGATTGGTTGATATGCAAGCCACATCTGGCAAATATTTGGAGTTGTTCACCGGTGACAGCAAGGCGCTCAATGTCATGGTGGTGGACGACAATGGCAACGCCATCGACTTGACCAATGCTGTTGTCACCTGGCAGTTGGCCGCCAACAACTGGAAGAGCGATGCAGCGGCCACGGCAATCATAACAAAAAGTTCTGCCACTGCAGGCCAGATCACCTTGGCCGCAGGCTCGTTCACTGTCAACATTGTTTCTGCTGACACGGCAGGCCTGACGGAAGGCAGTTATTATCAAGAAGCGCAAGTGACCTTGAGCGATGGCACCATTGGCACGCCACTGACGGGCACCGTCAAGATCAAGCCCAACCTGATTGCGCCGCGCTGAAATGCAGCAAGTGGATTATCCACCACCCAAGCTGATCCGCGCCCTTGGCAATCAGTATCTCGGCAGCGCGGAAACGGCCATTGTGGTTGATTTGATTGCCAGTGTGGGTCCGCGTGTGGTGTTGGAGATTGGCACCAATCTTGGCGCCACTGCACGCGCCATTTTGGACACTGTTCCAGGGTTGCAGCGTTACATCGGCATTGATGTGCCGTCCCAGCACATTCCACGTTTGGGGTGCCAGCGCGACGAAGTGCCGTTCATGGCTGGACGGCATGCGGCGAGTGACAGCCGCTATTGGTTGTTGTTGACAGACTCGGTGGAATTGACGCCAGCAGATCTGGAGCCAGTGGATGCCGTGTTCATTGATGGCGATCACAGCGCAGTGGCGGTGAGCCACGACAGCCAGCTGGCGCGTCAGCTCACGCGCAGTGGTGGCATCATCGTCTGGCATGATTACAACAACCCAGCTGTGGAAGTCACAACCACACTGGATCGACTGGTTGAGCAAGGCTGGCCGCTCTGCGCCATTCGCGGCACCTGGCTGGCATTCATGAGGACCTGACATGACAAAGATTTTCATCCGCCCCAAGGAAGTGGTTGATGCGCCATTGTTCCGGCGCGACAGCCCGCCAGGCAATAGCTTCATTCGCTTCATCACTGCCAATGCTGTTGCCGGAGTGACCCACAAGTTGCCCTATGAAGTTGCGGCGGCGATGTGGCCATCAGATCGGGACGTGATCGAGCTGACGCGCGCAGCGTCAGCTCCGGCGATGGTGGGCCAGGTTGGTTGGGCAGCGGAATTAGTGCACAAGGTGGTGATCGATGCATTGGCGGCATTGGGCCCAGCTTCCGCAGCAGCGCAGATCATCCAGCGCGGACTGGTGTTGAGCTTCAATGGTGCTGGCGTGATCTCCGCGCCAGGCTTTGTGGCGGGTGCTGGTAACGCTAGCTTTGTTGCTGAAGGCGCGCCCATTCCGGTGCGGCAATTGGCCTCAACAGCAGCCACGCTCAATCCGCACAAGCTGGCAGCCATTGCGGTGCTGACGCGAGAGTTGATTGAATCCTCCAACGCGGAAGCGGCAATCACTGATGCGTTGATCAAGTCTGCTGGCGCGGCGCTGGACACGGTGTTTTTCGACGCCAATGCAGAAAGCGCGGCGCGGCCAGCAGGCATGCGCAATGGGGTGACAGCAATCACTCCATCTGGCGCCACAGATCTGTGGCAGGCGGCATTCGAAGATGTGGCCGCGCTGATCAATGCCGTTGCGCCAGTGGCCGGCAATGGACCTTACGCTTTTGTTGGTTCGCCTGGACGGGTGTTGGCCATGCAATTCCGTTTCAACGTTGACGTGGACGACGCCAATACGCCAACACCATTGTTTTATGCTTCCACGGCTATGGGCAATGATTTGGCGGTGCTGGCGCCGTCCGCGTTGGTGGCCGCCGCATCACCCACGCCAGATGTGGAGACTGCGACTGCAGGCACGCTGGTGATGGACACGGCTCCCGGTCCAGCAGGCACGACAGGCCAAGAGAAGTCAATGTTTCAAACGGACAGCATGGCCATCAAGGTGCGTTGGCCATTGGCTTGGGCATTGCGTGACTCGCGCGGGTTCGCTTGGTTGACGCCAAACTGGAACCCAGGTTGATGGCGTATGAAGCACGCAACTTGGACTGGTTTTGTTGATGGCGATCTGCAGCCGGTGGTGGGCGCTGAGTTGACTGCAACAGGCTGGCGCGGCATCACCGCAGATGGTGAAATCCTAGAGGTGCAATCTAGCACAGGCGTGCCGGAATCGATCATGATGTTTTCTGCCGGTGAGTTAGTCGGCCAGCGTAAAGTCAGCGCGCAGATCGTTTCCGTCACTGATTACCTAGACGCATTCAATGCTTCTGCCGTGTTGCATCGCAACAATCATGATGCGGAAGCATTGACTGCTATTGAACAAGCTATTGCCATTGTGCCAACTGCACGCGCGCGTTTCAATCGCGCAATGATTCTATTGGCGTTGGGACATTGGCTGGAAGGCTTTGAAGAGTTCGAGCTGTGCGAACGCGAGCCACCGTTTCAGCGTCCAGCAATGGCTGCAGCATTGGCGCTTGGCAAGCAGCCCTGGCGTGGTGAGTCGCTGGAAGGCAAACGATTGTTGTTGTTGCACGATCATGGCTTCGGCGACACCATCATGATGCTACGGTTCGTTGAGGCGCTGCGGCGGCATGGCGCCCAAGTCATTCAATGCGTACCGTCGGAGCTGGAATGGCTGGCGTTGCAATTCGGCGATGTTGTTGATTTACGTTGTCCGTGCGACTATTTTGTTTCTTATCTGCAGTTGTTGCGCTGGCTGCGAATAGTGCCATGCAGCGTGCCTATTGCACCTTACATCCGTGTCAGTGGTGACTGGAAGGTGCACTGGCGCGAGCAGCTCGGACCCGCGCAGCACAAGCGCGTTGGTGTGGCTTGGTCAGTGCGCACAGAACATTCTGGTGACTTTCCACGTCCACTGCCGCTGCAGCAAATTGCTGTTTGGTTTCCAGACGCGGAATTGCATTCTGTGCAGAAGCAAGGTGTCGAAGAAGCTGCTGCCAACGGCGTGGCGACGCATGAGTTGTTGGATTTTGCTTCCACGGCTGCGCTGATGATGCAAATGGATGAGATCGTGACGGTGGACACGGCAGCAGCGCATCTGGCGGGCGCCATTGGCCACCCCAATGTCACGCTGATGTTGTCGCAATGGCATTCTTGGCGTTGGCATGACAATCCATTTTATCCGCATGTGCGCATTGTTGAGTCCGGAAGATGAAAATTTGATGGA